TATTAATTCTAGCAGACATACCTATAGACTCCATAACGTAGTTATATCCTCCAGACTTGGTTTGAACTTTGTTCCAAACCCCACTATCATATATTAAGGTTTTGGAATCAAAAATAAATAGATAATAAACCTTCTTTTCATTTTCGGCGGGTACAGAAGACCAATCCTGGTCGCTCTTAGCAAGACACACATAGTAATCAGCACTATTATCCACTACGCTAGATATCATGGCATCTAGGGTTTGATATTTGCCTAGCCTGGATCCAGAAAAAGTTAGTGTGTTATTTGCGTATACTCCTGATTTGACAGAGAAACTTTCGCCTGACTCTAAAGACATGTCTACGCTGATACTATGGCTTCTATTGGGCTGCCAGTCGTTTATATACCCTGCCTCAGTCAAAGTGTTAGCAATAAGTTCTTCTAGAAATTCACTTGTGCAAGGCAGTCTGTAAACCGAGTGATGTATTTTTAGTTTATTTGTCAAACCTTCAATAAGGGTTTGCTTTATAGAATGTAGCACAATCAATTATAACCTATATCGGGCTATTAAGCAAGTATAGATACTCCATCCAGTTAGACATTATTGTGTGTGTCACACATGTTATGTCTTAGGGTGGTTTGGTATTTCTATTTTCGGCTTTATTGAAGACAGTAGAATCTTTATGATAGAATTGATTAATGAAAAATAAAAAAGAAATAAATGTGTATTGGTGGCCTAATACAAGTGGCTGGAACATGCTGTATAACGATCCAGTAAATTTGCGACAGTCTTTGTATGAGATAAAAAATAAAAATAGTAAAAAAAAGTCAATGTTTGAATGTCCAGCATATTCCGATAAACTTAAGAAAATATTTTTTTTCACTAGCCCAATGGATCTTGAATATGCATATGATTTTTCCGATTCAAAAAATCCATACATTGTTCCTAAGAATGCAAGCAGGCCTCATCTTGAAACTAATATATTAAGACCACCAACTATGGTTGGAAGACCTTTATTTGAACTATCTTTATTTTTTTGTTTTTTTAGTGAAGAGCCGCTTATGGCTTCTTTTACACCACCATTTTTGCACAATTCTAATTTTACAAAACAAGGTGTTCCCCCAACGGGATCTTATGATATAGGAAGATGGCTAAGGACTTATCCTATGGAAATTATGTTATGGAATGAAGTTGGCACTTTTAAACTTGAAAAAGATGAACCTTTATTTTATGTAGAATTTTTAACAGATAGGCCTATAAACTTACAAAGAGTTGAAAGTACAGAAAAATTAAATTCATTTGCAGCACTCGGCGCAGCATCACCTACAATGATTGAGTCCAAAATTCCCCTTGTTACAAGATATGAAACTTTCAAAAAAACAAGAATGAGAGATCATATAATGAAAGAAATTAAAAATAATATACTTTAGTAAGTCTTTTTGGGTGTAACACTTTTTGTAACAAAATTTGACTGCGTAGCAGGCATAAGATGTTTTATAGTGGTTTAGTATCTCTATTTTCGGCTTTATTAATTCCCGCCGAAATTTAATCTCATATAATGATATAATTTGTTTACGATGATGACAGTAGACGACTGGGCAAAACTAATACTTACGATTCTTTCAATATTAACTATTATTGGCGGATCAATTCGTTGGCTAGTAAAACATTATTTAAACGAACTTAAGCCGAATTCAGGATCTAGTTTAAAAGACTCCGTTGACCGCTTAGAGAAAAAAACTGATCAACTATTTGATCTTTTGCTTGAACATTTTAAAGATCATTCTAAAAAATAATTTTCTTTATATATAATATATAAGATACTTTAAAAACCTTACTTGCTAGTTATTCTTTATTCTTTATATTTTTAAGTATACACGTTTATACCCTGGTTTTTTACAGTTTATGCAGAATTGATTATAACAATCGTATAACAATTTGTTTAATGTCTGGTTTATAACGTTTTGTTACTATTTATCCCATTTATAACGTTTTGTTATAATTTGTTACATTCTAATAATACAATGTTATAATTTTTACGCTGGCACCTAGATTCTAACCCCCACCCCACTGCGTCTAGGTGTCCAGTTTTATTTAATGGTATAATCAATTATTATGTGTGCTCCTACAATAGAAAAATATGGCGCCTCGCCAGCAAATATTCAATGGACAGTAGTCCGTGGAGACACAGCAACCCTACTTGTAGAGTTTTTAGAAGACGATGAAGTAACACCATTTGACTGCGACGACTGGACATTTAAAGCAACCGCCTATGATCCAATGGGAAATGTATTAGATAACCTAACCGTAACTGTTGTTGATAATGAAGCAACTATTACTGCCCCAGCATCAATTACACAAAATTGGGGAACAGGCTATAGTCAAGTGGCAGCAGAACTAAGGTTTGATCTTGAGGTAATTATAGAAGGTGGCAGCGGGCCAAATGCAGATACAGTATGGACACCAGTTATAGGAACTATCTGTGTTCTAAGTGATATGACTCCAGGTTTATAATGCCAATAGTAAAAGTTTCAAACCCTACACCCCTTCTTCCGCCAGTAATAAAAATTGGCAATAAAATATTTAAAATCAAAATAAAGTAGTTAGGATAAGTCATGGCTAAGAGCATGGACTTTCCCCCAAAGAAAAAATATCTAGAAACAATCCAAGAGGTTAAAACAACAGAGTATATTGCTGTGCCTGGAATCACTGGAGAAAAAGGTGAAATTGGACCAGCAGGGCCACCAGGACCACAAGGGCCAAAAGGTGATAAGGGTGATATAGGAAAACAAGGGCCACAAGGTGAACGTGGAGAGCCAGGAAGAGCAGGGGATGGATACGACAGTCCATCTGGTCAATATCCTGGTTGGGCTTATTATGCAAATAAGAGTACTCAAAAATATAGGCTAGGCCCAGAAAGAGGCGAAGACGGCTGGGTAGATTTTTTCTTAGATATAGACGAATCAAAAACCATTGAAGCCTATTTGCCAAATAGATCAGTTTCATTGTTAAATCCAACAACAAGAAACATAAATTTAAAAACCTTAAAGGTTGGTTCAAAAGTAGACATTAGGTATGATTTTTCTTTAGAAACCTATACTTCAAATACAGAGGTTTGGATAAGAACTCTTTTAAGAGATGAAGAAATTTCTCCAATGGGATATGTTGGATTACTTAAATATCAGTACCCATACGATATTTCATATTGTCAAACCATTTTTATCAATAGCGATAAAATAAAAAACTACGGAGGGCGACCTCAAATTAGAACTGACAACGAAGGATCTTTTATTTTAAAAGGTATCTATGTGTCAGTCTCTTAGTGGTATAATGTTACAGGAGGAATAATGGCATTTCCAGGTTCTTATAATTTTAGTTACTATCGTGGTGATAGGTATGAGTTTGTAATCCGTCCAAAAACTGCAAATGGTGGCGCTTTTGATTTAACAGGTTATAGCGCAAACTTTACTGTTGCTAATGCAAGAGGAGAAGGTAAAACTCAGTACGAAATGCAGGCTGTCGTTGATGGTTCTGCCGACACAGTAACTTGCACAATCCTACCAGGCGCAGGAGAAGCGCTAACTGCTGGAAGTTATGTCTATGACGTTCAAATTGATTCTGGTGCAACATTAGTTTATACACTTTTAACGGGAACTGTAACAGTAACAGATGATATTACTGGAGCAGATGACTCATAATGGTTGACGTACTACTTAATACCGATGATGTTGTTGTTATAGGACCACCAGATTCAATTGACTTATTAGTTGACATTGGGCCTCAAGGAGTTCGTGGCAGTAAGTTTATTGTTGGTTCTGGAGAGCCGAATGCGCTAACAGCAAGCGGTGTCTTATTTGGAAACACTTTAATCTTAAATGATATGTATATTAATACCGCTCCAGGAGAAAACTATGGATACATGTATCAGTATATTTCCCAGGCTGGTGCAAATACTTGGGTTCAAGTTTTAAAAGTAAGTCCAGCAATTTACTCATCTGTAAGAACAGTTAATTTCACATCTGGCGCAGGATCAACAACTATTCCAATATCAAACATCGTAACGGTTAGCGGTTCACCACTTACCGCTTCAAACTTCAATGTTCAATTTCAAATTGAAGGAGCAAATCCAATTGCATCATCAATGGAAATCCCTGCTTTAGCAGGTGCAGGAACAAACTTAGTAATAAATTTTGACGCAGTCCAATATAGCGGTGGCACTTGGTCAGCACTTACTGGAAGTAAAACGGTTCATCTGTTTATTTCTATAGTTTAATATAAAAATGGTATAATTTTAAAGAGGTGACCACATGGCTGTAGAAAATATAGGAAATTTAGTACCAACCAAGATTCCAGCATTGGCAGACGATGCTAATATTCAAGATGCATTAAAGGCGTATCACTACGGCTCCTATGATTTTGATACCGCAGAAACTGATACCGCAAACCTTTTAAATCCGTCAATTGCATATACAATTAATGACCTACAAGAACAGATAGATGATCAGGTTGCTTTAGAACTAGCAGCAAGAGATAGTTCAAGAGTAACGACAACCGCTCCTACTGCAGCAGCATTTACAGCATTCTCTAATACAATTCCAGATGGATATATTTGGGTAGACAAAGATGCAGCAGCACCAGTAGGATATATATCCGCAACATCTGTTTATACTGCAACACAGCCAACAACTGGATTGGCCAATGGAGTTATTTGGATTAAAAAAGGGTCAAATCCTTTAGAGATGTATGTTTATAATGGCGACACTAACGCTTTTGATCAGGTGGTCTAATGCCAACCTCCTTTAATTATGACGGTAAACCAGGGTATATTTATAATGTAGCAGATGATACGTGGTATGAACTATCGGGTAAGACAGACACATCTGGAACTTTTGAGTGGGCTGGTCTACAAAGTTATTTATCTGCTGTAACAATGCTTGAAGCATTGGTTGCAAAAAAGGGTATAAATAATTATCTTAATCCAGCAGCAAGAGACGCATCCATAACATCCCCAACCGCAGGGTCAATATGTGTTATAAGACAAGATGGTAGTGGAAACGTAATAAACCAACTTCAAGTTTATAGTGGATCAGAATGGATTCATTTTATTCCAGCACAGGCAGGAAAGGCTGGAAAAGTTTTACAAACAGATGGTATAATAACATCATGGCAAGACTCAAGTGGATTGCCAGAACTATTCTTATTAATGGGAGGATAAAAAATGCCAACAACTTATAAGGTTTTAGCACAAGCAGCACCATCAGCAACTACAGAGACAACCCTTTACACAGTACCATCAAGCACATCTGCGGTAGTTTCTACTATTGCAATTACAAATCAGGCAGGATCTTCAGGAACATACCGAATTGCGGTTCGTCCAGCAGCAGATGCCTCAACAACACAAAAACACTACATAGTTTACGGTGCAACAGTAGGAGCATCAGACTCAATCATGTTAACTCTTGGAATTACTCTTGCAGCAGGCGACTTAATTCGTGTGTTTGCATCTTCTGCAGATATGTCATTTTCAGCATTTGGTTCAGAACTTAGTTAATTAACAATAAAGGAGCAGTCTCGTGGCAATTACAAAAGCAAGTGCATCTGGGCTAGCAGGATCTAGATTTAAAGATGCTTCAGCAGGAACAATAAAGGTTGTTGATGTTCCAGATAATCCAACAGTTAACGCTGCTAATACTAGCGGTTCTGGAGCAAGAGTATCCTTCAGTGCATCAAGTAGAGGTGGCATACCTACTGCATATACAGTAACATCAAATCCAGGTAATGTAACAGCAACTGGAAATGTTTCTCCCATTGATATATTTGGATTAACCCCTTCAACAGCATATACATTTACTGTTAGAGCAGAAAATGTTAGAGGAAATAGCCCACAATCTGCTGCATCTAGTTCTGTAACTACAGTAGCAACTCCTACCTGGCAAACTGGAAATATCCTAACATTTAATAGCACTCAAAATTATGCTGTTGATAATTTGGTTTCTGATATTGCTATGGTTGTTTTTAGTGGCGGTGGCAATGGAAACAGTGGAAGTACAGGCAACGGTGTTGGTAACGGTGGTACTGGTGGTACTGGTGGAAATGCTTGGTCTGGAGTCGCTTCATGCCCAGGATATGGAACAGGTGGCTCAACAGTTCTTGTAACAGTAGGCGCAGGTGGTCTAGGAACCACATCAGTTGGAAGTTTTTTAAATAGTAGCGGTACTGGAAACGCAACTTCTAAGGCTCAAGGAAACGTTCAGGCAAGTACAGGTACAGGTGGAAACGTCCAGGTTGGATCAGGCTTATTTACTGTACAAAACTATGAATACGGTGGTAGAGGTGGCCAAGGTGGCTGGGGTGCTAGCGAAAACCAAACAGGTCCTGGAAATGCTCCTTCTAGTCCATACGGCGGTGCAGGCGGAGGCGGTGGTTCTTACTGGGGTAGCGCAGGTGGCGGTGCTACTGGTAATGGTCCAGCAGGCGGAGGCGGAGGCGGTGGTGGATACCATTGTCCATCTGGCGGTAGAAATGGCCCTGGCGGTGGAGGCTCTGGTTTCCCTGGTACAGTTAGAATTATTGAAAAGAAGTCAATATAATGAAAAAATACGCATACATTAAAGATGGTGTTGTACAAGACCTACTATTGTTTGAAGACGATGCTAGTATTGAATTGCTTCAACAGGTTGCAGATAATTACTCTTATGACAACTTTGCAGAGTGTACTGAATACAATATTAATGTTGGATTCTTATATATTGGATCAGAGTTCTATAGAGAAGAAGGTAAAAAAGCCTTACTTCTTGATGAATTTAACCCAGACATTGTTGAAGTTAGACCTCCCACGACAGAGGAATTAGCAGCCCATCAAGCAGCATTTCCAGAACAATATGGCGAACGACCATAAAACTAATAGTAATAAAAAAATAGTTTAATTACAATACTACAAAAATAATATGGTTTGAAAAGAACGCAATAGTAAAGTTTTTGGTGTATACTTAATAAATAGTTAATAAAATTTTAGTATAATTTTGTTATATTTTTTATTGGAGGGTTTATGGAGCAAAAAATAATTTTTACAAATGCCTCTTTGTTTCCTGATTTAGAAAAACCAATACCTGCATCAAAAGAGATACCTAGTTGGTATGCAAGTTTAGACTCATATCTAGGTGGTAAAAAAAAACCAGATGGTGATGGAGAAACAACGTCAACTATAAAAAAATGCATGCCTGTATTTGATTCAATGGTTTCAGGATACTTAATTAAATCCCCTACTGACGTTTTTGTATCAATAAAAAACAATATGTCGCATTTTGAATGGCCTTCTATGAATCCAATTCTTTTTCATCCACCTACACAAGCACCAAATCATCCGTATTATAATGGAGATGCTTACCCAAAATGGAATAATTTTTGGTCAATTAAAACACCAAAAGGGTACTCAACTTTATTTGTTCAACCATTTCACAGAGAGTCCATTTTTACAATTATGCCAGGAATTGTAGATACAGATACCTATGTTGGCCCAGTTAACTTTCCTTTTGTTTTAAATGACACTAACTTTGAAGGCTTAATTCCTAAAGGAACCCCAATTGCTCAAGTTATTCCTTTTAAACGAGATGATTGGTATATGGAGTTTGGGAAAGAAAAAGAATTTAAAGAACAAGAAAATACAGTAAAAAATCTTAGAACTTTATTTTTTGATAGTTACAAAACAATGTTTAGGCAAAAAAAGCAATATAAATAAAAAATCTCCTAAAGAAAAATTCTAAAGGAGATTTTTATTTTATATTATTTTTATTTACACGGATATTTGTTATACCACTCTTTGTACCGTGTTCCATTTACAGAACTCCAGGAAGACCAGTCTTTTCCACCTTTAGTCATATGTAGAGCAATCTGTGCATTTACTACTGGATTTAGCAATTCAGCATTTGAGTTTAAATCAAACTTGTCTCTACGGTCTGGACCCAGTTCTCCAAGCATGTTGATCTGGAATACTCCATAAGAACTGTCTCCAGTTTTTACATTGCCGTTAAAGGCAAGAGGGCGACCATTAGACTCTGCCTTTGCAATAGCACAAGCAGACCTTAAGGCCTTTCCTTCAAATCCAACATGACGCAACATATCAACTAACTGCTCATCAGTCAAATTATGAGCATTTTCATACTTTTCTAATTTTTTGTCTTTAGAAACCAAAAAAGCCACCTGTTGGGTGGCAGATTTCACAGACTGTCTAATTAGTAAGTTGTTTTCATTTGTTGCATTTGCGGTAGCCGAAAAAACGGTACTGCAAATAACCAACGTTAATACCCCTAGCCAAACATTTGCTTCTCTCATTGTAGAATACCTCCTAGAGAACAAATGCTACCTACTGGTAGCATGTATTAATTATAACACTAATTTGGCTCTTTAGTCAAGTTAAAAAAAATAAATATAAAAATCTTTTAAATATTACATTAGTTAATGGTATAATGATATAACTATGGCTACGTTTAGAGATCAATCACTTAGTTCTTATTCAATTGGTTCCGCACCCCCTACAGTTAACTGGACAATTGTAAAAGGCGACACAGCAGCATTTAGAGTATATGTAACAGATGACAATAAAGACCCATTGGTAATTGAAGACTGGACGATTGAGATGGAAATCAAAAGACCAGTAGTTGCAGGTAATTTAAATGATGCAAATCCAGCAGGAGTTTTAATACTTAGTCCGTCCCCTACGGCAGAAGATA